CGAAGGAGCAGGAGCGGTTGCAGGCGGTGGCGCTCTACGCCGATCGGCTCGGGGTCCAGTTGGACCTCGCGCTGTAGGAACCGGCCAGGCCCTCCCTTGCCGTCGCCGGCGGGCGGCGGAACCTAAAACCGATCCAGCGCGACATGCGCCGCGTCAACAGGCCCCTGGCCGGGTCGTTTACCTGATGGATCGGACCCGCCACTGGACTGCGCGTCGCGACGCGGGGTACAAATGACGCGCCCCGCCGGGCTGGAACCGGGCGGGGCGCAACGGACTGCACCAACCAGTCCGGCCACAATGGCGCGCTGAACCTATCGCGCGCGGCGGGCCGGATCAACGCGAAAGGGCGCTGATGGACCCGTTAGTACCGCCGGAGGTCGATCTCCGGAACTTCACCTACATGCCGCTCGACGTGGTTCGGCTGCGCGACAGCGACATCGCTGGCGTCGAGGACGGCGAAGTATTCCGCGCCGCGGTTCTCGCGTGGTGCGCGGCTTGGCATCAGGTGCCGGCCGCCAGCCTGCCCGACGACGACGCGGTGCTAGCCCGCTTGACGGGTTACGGACGCGACTTGGCGACCTGGAAGCGGGTCCGCGAGGCCGGCGCGCTGCGCGGTTTTGTGCGGTGCAGCGATGGCCGTTTGTACCACCCGGTCGTGGCCGAGAAGGCCTTGGAAGCATGGGACAAAAAGGGTCGGCAGGCCGAGCGCACGCGACGCGCCACGGAGGCCGCCGCGGAGCGTGCACGGATCCGTCGTGAATCCGTTACGGATTCCGTTACGGACACCAAGGAGAGGAGAGGAGAGGAAAGAGAGGAAGGAAAGGAAAGAGACAGTCCTGCACCTGTAGCGTCTGGGGGTGCAGGGGGGACGCGCGCAGAGCGCGCCGACCGAGGGACGCGCCTTCCGGCGGATTGGTCTCCGACCGAGGCCGACCGGGCGTTCGCAACCAACCTTGGCGTGGCGGTCGAGCGTGAGGCGGCCAGCTTCCGCGACTACTGGCACTCAAAGCCCGGCGCTGACGGGCGCAAAACCAACTGGAGCGCGACCTGGAGGAACTGGGTGCGCCGGACATCGGAAAGGAAGCAGGGCAATGGCGCAGGATCTCGATCTCAGTCCCGCAACGGGTTTATCGTTCTCGCTGAGCGCCTTGCTCGGGAGGATGCAGACCGAGCAGCCGGGAGCCCCGCTGGCGATTTCTTCGACCCAGAAGGCCGAGGCTGAGCGCGCCCTGGCCGCGATCGAGGCCGCCCTGCAGCCCGCGCCGCAGGCGCTGGCGCTGCGCTGGATCTCGGCGCTCGGCACGCTGACCGCGTCCAAGCCGGGCGAGGCCGACGGCGACGCCAAGGCGCGGGCCTACGCGGCGATGCTGGAATACCCGGCCAGCGCGTTCAGCCGCGCCAGCCTCGACGCGGCGGCGCGCAAGTTCCGGTGGTTCCCGAGCTACGCCGAGGTCTGCGAGCACCTCGAGGCCGAGGTCGCCGCGGCCAAGGCCCAGCGCCACCAGCTGCGCCGGGCGATTGCGCTGCCGGCGGAGGGGTCGAGGCCGGCTGGGAAGTGGTCAACCATGACCGACGAGCAGAAAGCCGAATTCGAGGCGACGATGGCCCGATTCCGGTCCCGGTTCGCCTCGGATGCCTCGCGCGGCCCCGAGGATGGCCCAGGAAGCGCGGAAGCCCGCTGACCCTAGTCAGGGTAGCGGGCGACCGACTTCCGGCGTTCCTAGGGCCGTTCTAGGCGGTTTCGGGCCGGAGGTGCCTCGGCAGGCGGCGATAGGCGGTCCTGACTGCGTCCCGCCACTCGTCGGCGGTCATCAGGTCGGTGTCGATGACGCCCCGGCGCAGGAGCACTTCGCGCAGCGCCTCGGCGTCTAGAAGGCTGGCCTCGCCCATGGCGTCGCGGAGGCGGGGCAGGCTCATCTCTGGGTGGACGCGCATCAGGAGGCCTCCTTGCGACGCGCCGTGATCTCCTGCGCGTAGGCCAGGAGCATCGGGAGGCGGCCGACCAGATCGTTGTAGCGCTCGGCGGCGTTGCGATGCTCAAGCAGCTTCGCCTCCCAGACGTAGCGGAGGCCCATGTCCTTGTGCGCGCTGCTGATGCAGCGGGAGAAGGCGGCGCGGTACTGGTTGAGCGTCAGGGCCATGTGGGCCTCCCTTGGTTGGCGCCTCGGCGCCGGTTTCGATGGGCAGAACATACACCATCGGTGCAGGGTGACCATTGCAAAGAACGCGGGGCGGTATGCGCTTGACGCATGGCTATGTTTGGCGCAATAAAATTACATGATCCAGATCGAGCGCATCGGCGTCGAGGCGCTGATCCCATATGCCCGCAACTCGCGCACCCATAGCGACGCGCAGGTAGCCCAGATCGCGGCGTCGATCCGAGAGTTCGGGTTCACGAACCCCGTGCTCGTGGACGAGGCGAACGGCATCATCGCGGGACACGGCCGCGTCCTGGCGGCGCGCAAGCTCAAAATGCAGGACGTTCCGGCGATCCGGCTTTCGCATCTGACCGAGGCGCAGAAGAGGGCCTACGTCATCGCGGACAACAAGCTGGCGCTCAACGCCGGCTGGGACATTGAGCTGCTGCGGCTGGAGATCAACGACCTGCGCGGCCTGGAGTTCGACGTGGCGCTGACCGGCTTCTCGACCGAGGAGCTCGACGCGCTGATGGCTGCGCCGGGCACCGAGGGCCTGACAGATCCCGACGCGATCCCAGAGGCGCCCGAGCGGCCGATCACGGTGCCAGGCGATGTCTGGCTGCTGGGGCGGCACCGGCTGGTCTGCGGCGATTGCACCGACGCGCTGGCGGTCGAGAAGGCGCTGAACGGCGTGAAGCCGCATCTGATGGTGACCGACCCGCCCTATGGCGTCGAGTACGACCCCGAATGGCGCGAGAAGTCGGGCCTCGCGGGCAAGGGCTCGGCGAAGGGCAAGGTTCTCAACGACGACCGCGCCGACTGGCGCGAAGCTTGGGCGATGTTTCCCGGCGATGTCGCCTATGTCTGGTCAGCTCCCGGACCGTTGCAGTGCAAGGTGCACGACAGCATCATCGCCGCAACAATGGAAGTACGTCAGCAGATAATTTGGGCAAAGTCTCAATTCGCAATTGGTCGCGGCAATTATCACTACCAGCACGAGGTCTGTTGGTATGCCGTGCGAAAGGGCGCAAAAGCCCACTGGAATGGCGACCGCAAGCAGACCACGCTCTGGCAGATCGAGAAGCCGCGCAAATCCGAAACGGGCCACAGCACGCAGAAGCCCGTCGAGTGCATGAAGCGCCCGATCGAGAACAACAGCAGCCCCGGCCAGGCCGTCTACGAGCCCTTCTCCGGCTCCGGCACCACGATCATCGCCGCGGAGATGACCGGCCGCGCCTGCCACGCGATCGAGCTCAACGCGGCCTACGTCGATGTCGCGGTCAAGCGCTGGCAGGAGTTCACTGGGCAGGTCGCGACGCTGGAAGGCGATGGCCGCAGCTTCGCGGACATGGCGACCGAGCGATGCAAAGCCGACGCATGAGCGCCGTCGAGGCGATGGCGAACGTCGCCATCGGCTACGTCGTGGCGGTCGCGGCCAATGCGGTCGTCCTGCCGCTGTTCGGCCTGCACCCGAGCGCGTTCGACAGCCTTGCGATCGGCGCCCTGTTCACCGCGATTTCGCTGGCGCGGTCGTATGTCCTGCGCCGTCTTTTCAATCGCATCCGCAGCGCATAGGTTATCGCCATGGCACAAGCGCCCCACAAGCCAACGGAAGACCGCCGCCGCCAGGTCGAGCAGGCCTCTGGCCTCGGCCTGCCGCATGACCAGATCGCCGCGCTGATCGGCATAAGCGACGAAACGCTTCGCAAGTACTACAAGACCGAGCTCGCGGTCGGTAAGGCCAAGGCCAGCGCGCAAGTCGCGAAGACGCTGTTCAACAAGGCCGTGGTGCAGGGCGACACCACCGCGATGATCTGGTGGACCAAGGCTCAGATGCGCTGGGCCGAGACGCAGCGCCACGAGAACAGCGGACCGGATGGCGGGCCGATGCAGTACGAGAGAATCGAGCGCGTGGTCATCAAGGGGTGAGTACCCTGCGAATAGACACGCCGGAATGGGCGCTGCCGCTGCTAGAGCGCGCGCGTTATAAGGGCGCATTTGGCGGTCGCGGCTCGGGCAAGTCGCACACCTTTGCCGAGATGCTGATCGAGGCGCACATTATCGATCAGGACAGCCGCAGCGTCTGTGTGCGAGAGATCCAGAAGTCTCTGGCGCAGTCGGTCAAGCGCCTGCTCGAGCTAAAGATTGAGCAGATGAATGCCGGTGGATACTTCGAAATCCAAGAGGCCGTCATAAAGTCGAAACGCGGCGACGGCCTGATTATTTTCCAAGGCATGCGGAATCACACGGCAGAATCGATCAAGAGCCTTGAGGGCTACGATCGAGCCTGGGTGGAGGAGGCGCAGAGCCTATCGCAGCGCAGCCTGGATCTTCTGCGGCCGACAATCAGGAAGCCTGGCTCCGAGTTGTGGTTCACGTGGAATCCTGCCCAAGCCAGCGACCCGGTCGACAGATTGCTGCGCGGACAGAATCCGCCACCGGATTCTCGCGTGCTCGAAGTCAACTTCGAGGACAATCCATGGTTCCCGGACGTCCTGCGCTCGGAGATGGAATACGACAAGGCGCGCGACCCGGACAAATACGCACATGTCTGGCGTGGCGGCTACGTGCAGCACAGCAATGCGCGCGTCTTCCACAATTGGCGTGTCGAGGAGTTCGAGGCGCCGAGAGACGCCATCCATCGGCTCGGCGCGGACTGGGGTTTTGCCACCGACCCGACAGTTCTCGTGCGCTGCCACATTGTCGGCCGCACGCTCTACATCGACCACGAAGCCTACATGGTCGGCTGCGAGATCGTGAACACGCCAGATCTTTTCATGACCGTGCCGGAGGCAGAGAAGTGGCCGATGGTTGCGGACAATTCGAGGCCAGAGACGATCAGCCACATGCGGAAAAACGGATTTCCGAAGATCATGCCAGCAGTCAAAGGGCCGAAGTCAGTCGAGGAAGGCGTCGAGTGGCTGAAGTCCTATAACATCGTTGTTCATCCTCGATGCGTGCACACGATCGACGAGCTGACGTTCTACAAGTTCAAGACCGATCCGCTCACCGGCAGAGTGCTCCCGGTGCTACAGGACACGAAGAATCATGTGATCGATGCCTTGCGCTATGCGTGCGAGGGCGTTCGCAGGGCCGCATCGAGTTCTCAGGCGCTCAACTTCAAGCCATTGCCGACGACGAACAAATGGTAGAAAATAGCTCAAAATAGGGGCCTATTATGGCGCGCATGTCCAAAGAGCAGTTCCTGAACAATCTGCATACCGATGCGTTGAGGCAATTCAACGACATCCAGACGGCGCTGCGCGACGAGCGCTTGCAGTGCCTACAGGACAGGCGCTTTTACAGCCTGGCCGGATCGCAGTGGGAAGGGCCGCTGTGGGATGTGTACGAAAACAAGCCACGCTTCGAGGTGAACAAGATCCACCTGAGCGTGATCCGCATCATCAACGAGTATCGCAACAACCGCATCACGGTCGACTTCACGCCGAAGCCAGGACAGGACGACAAACTGGCCGAGACGTGCGACGGCCTGTACCGTGCCGACGAGAAGGACAGCGTGGCCGACGAGGCCTACGACAACGCCTTCGAGGAGGCGGTGGGCGGTGGATTCGGTGCCTGGCGTCTGCGTAACGTCTACGAGGACGACGAGGACGAAGACAACGAGCGCCAGCGTATCATGATCGAGCCGATCTTCGATGCGGACAGTTCTGTCTTCTTCGACCTCAACGCCAAGCGCCAGGACAAGTCCGATGCGCGATATGCGTTCGTCGTCACGTCGATGACGCGCGCGAGCTACAAGGAGGAGTGGGGCGACGATCCGACAGACTGGCCTAAGATCATTCATCAGTACGAGTTCGACTGGTGCACGCCGGACGTTGTCTACGTCGCCGAGTACTACAAGGTCGAAGACGTTACCGAGACCGTTCGCATCTTTCAGGCCATCGACGGCACCGAGGAGCGGTATCGCCAGGCCGACTTCGAGGCGGACCCATCGCTCGAAGAAACGCTGGCAGCGATCGGAAGCATCGAGGTGCGCCAGCGAAAGATCAAGCGACGCAGGGTCCATAAGTACATCATGTCGGGCGGCCGCATCCTCGAGGATGCAGGCTACATCGCAGGCAAGGAAATCCCAGTCGTTCCGGTCTACGGCAAGCGCTGGTTCGTCGACAACGTCGAGCGATGCATGGGCCAGGTGCGTCTGGCCAAGGACGCTCAGCGCCTTAAGAACATGCAGCTCAGCAAGCTGGGCGAGATCAGCGCGCTGTCCAGCGTCGAGAAGCCAATCCTGACGCCAGAGCAGGTCACTGGCCATCAGGTCATGTGGGCGGACGACAACATCCGCAACTATCCGTATCTGCTGATCAACCCGATTACCGGTCCTGACGGAAGCCAGCAAATCGGCGGACCGGTCGCCTACACAAAGAGCCCGCAGATCCCGCCCGCGATGGCCGCCCTGCTACAGGTGACCGAGCAGGATATGCAGGACATCCTCGGCGGATCGCAGCAGGCCGACAAGATGGTCAGCAACATCTCGGGCAAGGCCATCGAGATGATCCAGACCCGTCTGGACATGCAGACCTTCATCTACATGAGCAATTTCGCCAAGGGCATGCAGCGCTGCGGCGAAATCTGGCTCAGCATGGCGCGCGACATCTACGTCGACGAGGGCCGCCAGATGAAGACCATCGGACCAAACGATGAGATCGGCATGGTCGAACTGATGCGTCCCGTCGTCAGCGAGTCTGGCGAGGTCGTCATGGAGAACGACCTGAGCCGGGCGAAGTTCGATGTGAACGTCGAGGTCGGACCTTCCAGTACCAGCAAGCGCGCGGCCACCGTCCGGGCGCTCACCGGCATGATGGCAATCACCGATGATCCGCAGACCAAGCAGGTCTTGCAGGCCATGGCGATGATGAACATGGAAGGCGAGGGCATCAGCGACGTTCGCAGCTACTTCCGCAAGCAGCTTGTGCGTATGGGCGTGGTCCAGCCCACGCAGCAGGAGCAGGAAGACATGATGGTCGAGCTGCAAGGGCAGCAGGAAGATCCGAACAAGATATTCCTACAGGCGGCAGCCGAGGAGGCGATGGCGAAGGCGGCAAAGGCGCGTGCCGACACGGTCAAGACCGTGGCGGACGCCAACTTGTCGCGCGCCAAGACGGCTGAGACGCTGGCAAAGACCGGAGCGCAAGAACAGAACATGGCGCTGACGGCTATGGAGGCCGAGCAGCAGGCCGTTATGGGCCAGCAGGCACCGCCCGTTGTAATTTGACGGATTATCGGTAAAAATATCAGCAACGGCTTCCACCCTGCCGTTTCAATGGGTGAGTTGATGGGGTCAAAGATGAACAAAAGGGCAGTTGTTGTAGACGAGAGCGAAGTCGACGAATCCGTGGTGCCAGAAGTCGAGTCCAAGGAGGTTGCGAATGATGCTGGCGAGAATGATGCCGCTAGCAACCAGCCGACCGAAGACGAGGCTGAAAAGCCAGAGGAAGAGTCCGACGAAGTTGTCGTCTCTATTGGTGAGGAAGCGCCCCCCACCGACGAGAGGCAGCGCGCACCCGAATGGGTGCGAGAATTGCGTAAGAGCAACCGTGAGAAGGAGCGCCGGATTCGAGAACTTGAGGCTAGGCTACAGACCACGCAGACCGAGACCAAGCCGGTCGCGCTCGGTTCCAAGCCGAAGCTTGAGGATTTCGACTACGACGCAGACAGGTTCGAGCAAGCACTGGATGCCTGGCATGAACGCAAGCGCGAGCACGATCTGGAGGCCGAGAAGGTTCGACAGGCCGAGCAGGCGCAGCAGCAGGCCTGGCAAGCCAAGCTGGATGGCTACAGCAAGGCCAAGGCCGAGCTGCGGGTCCGAGACTATGAAGACGCCGAGGCTATCGCTCAGGAGGCCTTCAATGTCACTCAGCAAGGCGTCATCCTGCAAGGATCTGACAATCCTGCACTGGTCATCTACGCACTCGGGAAAAACCCGAAGAAGGCTGCGGATCTCGCAAATATCACCGACCCCGTAAAGTTTGCCTTTGCGGTCGCGAAGCTGGAGAGAGAATTGAAAGTGACGAATCGCAGGGCAGCGCCCGAGCCGGAACGAGTGATCCAGGGGACTGGACGAGTTTCTGGCGCGGTCGATTCAACCCTTGAACGGCTGCGTGCGGAAGCCGAAAAGACTGGGAACTACACAAAGGTTCTACAGTACAAACGGCAGAAGCAGGCAGCATCTCGAAACTGATCCTCAATAGGAGCCTGTCATGGCTAATTCGTTTTCCAAAGAAGAGCGGGTGGCGTTCGAGAACCTTCTCGAAGGCTTCCACGATGCACTGGTGCTGTCGCGTAACGTCGGCATCTACAATACCGACCAGACGATGATGGCTCGCACGAACGACATCATCTGGCGGCCGATGCCGTACATCGCGCAGTCGATCTCGTCGACGCCTGGCGTGGCGATTCCCTCGTATCAGGACATGACGCAGCTGTCCGTTCCCGCCACCATCGGCTTCAGCCGCACGGTGCCGTGGACGATGACCACGCTGGATCTGCGCGACGCTCTCCAGGAGGGTCGACTGGGCGATGCTGCGAAGCAGAAGCTCGCGTCCGACATCAACCTGGCCATCATGAACGCTGCCGCCAATCTCGGCTCGCTCGTGGTGGACATTGGCGCTCCGGCCGGTACCTATGATGACATCGCCCTGTGCGATTCCATCATGAACGAGCAGGGCGTTGCCAATTATGATCGCTATCTGGCGCTCGCCAGCCGCGATTATAACGGCGTCGCTGGCAACATCGCCACTGGCGCTTCCGGCACCGCTGCGCGTTCGTTCAACGGCAACAAGTCGAACAGCGCCTTCGAGCGTTCGTTCGTCGGCATGGTCGCCGGCTTCGAGACGTTCAAGTTCGACTATGCCAATCGTCTGACTGCCGCGGCTCCGGCCGCGCCCGTCACGATCGACACGCAGGTGGCCGCGAACAACTTCTTCGTTCCGGCCGCGACGTCGACCGCCATCTCTGGTGAGACCCAGAACGTGGACAACCGCTTCCAGACCATCACCGTCAATGCGACGGCTGGTATTGTCGCGGGCGACGCGTTCACCATCGATGGCGTCGAGGCCGTGCACCACATCACGAAGCAGGGCACTGGTCAGCCCAAGACCTTCCGCGTGGTGAGCGTGCCTGCTGGCGGTACGGATCTGGTCATCACTCCGCCGATTATCTCGGCGCAGGGTGGCTCCGATGCGGAACTCCAGTACCAGAACTGCATCGTGACTCCGGCGGCTGCGGCGGCGATCACCTTCCTGAACGCGAACACCGCCTCGGTGAACGTGTTCTGGCAGCGTGATGCGCTTGAGCTTCTGCCTGGTCGCTACGCTGTCCCGGCGGACGCTGGTGCCGCTGTGATGCGTGCCACGACCGATCAGGGCATCGAGGTGGTGATGCAGAAGTTCTACGACATCGACAGCATGACGATTAAGTATCGTCTCGACACGCTGTTCGGTGTCGTGAACAAGCAGCCGGAAATGTCCGGAATCCTGCTCTTCAATCAGTGATTCACGGCAGACTGGAGGGGGAGCTTCGGCTCCCCCTTTTTTCAAGGAGGAAATCATGCCGCTGACCAAGGGCTACAGCCAGAAGTCGATCTCGAAGAACATCTCCCGCGAGATGAAGAAGGGCACGCCGAAGAAGCAGGCCGTCGCTGTCGCGCTTTCCGTTGCGCGTACCGCCGCAAAGGCCGCTGGCAAGCCTGGCAAGGCGCCCAAGAGGGCAAAGAAATGAAGGCTGGACTGTACGCCAACATCCACGCGAAGCGCGAGCGCATCGAGCGTCAGAAGGCCGCGGGCAAGAAGCCCGAGCGCATGCGGAAGCCCGGCAGCAAGGGCGCTCCGACGAATGCCGCATTCAGGGCGGCGGCCAAGACGGCAAAGAGATCCAAGCGATGAGCCGGTTTCCCTGCTTCATCTTCCGCGCTCCGGGCGCCATTGCGCGCGCTCGCTACACATACGATTCGATGGCGGTGACGAATGCCGCGCAGCTTGATCAGCGTCTGGCGTCCGGCTGGTTCCTCACTCTCGATGAGGCGATCAAATCTGCCGGAGCCAGCGCCATTCCGATCCGGCGAGTGAGGCCCAAGCCGCCTAGGCGGCCATCCAAGCCGCTGGACGGCATCAATCGACGTATGGCCAAGCCGGTCGCAACTGACGCAGTATCCAAGCACGCGCCGGAGTCGGTTCTCCGAGCTGCGCCAGACGACGATGCTCCGGTCACGCGTGAGGAGCTGGCGGCGAAGGCAAAAGAGCTTGGTATTTCATTTGATGGGCGCACTTCCAACCGGAAGCTGATAAAGTTGATCGAGGCCGCGCTGGCTTAAGCGGCAGGAGGCTGACATGGGATATAGTAAGCGCCAATTCGTCTACGCGGCGTTCGAGGAGATTGGCCTCGCGTCCTATGTGTTCGATCTCCAGCCTGAGCAGCTTGAGTCGGCCAGGCGCAGACTCGACGCGATGATGGCGGACTGGAATGGCAAGGGCATCAGGCTCGGCTATCCGATCCCGTCCAGCCCGCAGGACGGCAGCATCGACGAACAGACGAATGTGCCGGACTCGGCTTACGAGACCATCATCTGCAATCTGGGCATTCGGCTCGCGCCGAGCTACGGCAAGCAGGTGATGGTTGAGACCAAGGCCACCGCAAAGCAGGGCTATGACACTCTGCTCCAGCGCGCGACGTTCCCGCTTGAGCAGCAGTTCCCCAACACCATGCCGTCTGGCGCTGGCAACAAGCCGTGGCGCGTCTACGACAACCCGTTCCTGAACCAGCCGGTCGATCCGCTGACCGCTGGACCGGACGGTCCTATCGAATACAACTGAAGGAGCGCGCGTCATGCCGCAGATCAATCAGCTTCCGCTTCTGTCTCAGGTTTCTCCTGGTGACCAGGTTCCTGTCTACAGCCCGAACAATGGAGACGCTCGGCGGCTGCCAATTAGTCAGCTTCTGGCCTACTTCCAGCAGACGTTTGCGTCTCCAACCTTGTCAACCAACCTGTACGTTCCGGGAACGGGATTCAACATCACTGTGCCAACGCCAGTGAGCAATGACCAGTGGATGCTTTTGCAGCCTGCTGGAACATTGGCAAGTGGCACCATCACCTTGCCTTTGAATACTGGCGTACCTGATGGCACCACGGTGCTGATCACCACCACGCAAGAGATCACATCACTGACGATTGCGCTCAATGGTGCGACTGCTATTTTTGGTGGTGTAACTTCGTTGGCCGCTGGAACAGCAACAGCGATCAGGTTCTATCAGGCGACTAATTCTTGGTATCAGATCAACGCTGAAACTGTTTACGCCTCTGGCGTACAGACCTGGCTTGCAAACCCATCTAGCGCAAATCTTCGCGCTGCAATGACAGACGAGACAGGCACAGGCTCACTGGTGTTTGCTACCAGCCCAACTTTGGTCACTCCAAATCTTGGGACTCCTTCTGCTCTTGTCGGCACCAACATTACTGGCACAGCATCTGGCTTGACAGCGGGTAATGTTGTCACAAATGCCAATCTGACAGGAGCAATAACTTCGGTCGGCAATGCCACTTCGCTTGGCTCGTTCACATCTTTGCAGCTGTTGTCTGCATTGACTGATGAGACTGGCACTGGCGCAGCAGTCTTTGCAAACACGCCAACACTCGTCACCCCGAATATTGGTGCAGCCACAGGCACAAGTCTGGCGGCCACTGGAGCCATCAGATCTTCTGGCACTGCGGGCATTGGCTATGCAACAGGCGCAGGAGGAACGGTCACACAAACCATCAGTCGCACGACTGGCGTGACGATTGACAAAACCACTGGTTCAATCACGCTGTTCAGTGCAGCAGGCACAACCAGTGCAACAACTTTCACTGTTACCAACAGCACGGTGGCGGCGACCGATGTCATCGTCTTGAGTCAAAAATCAGGGACAGACCTGTATGACTTGATGGTGACCGCTGTGGGCACTGGAAGTTTCAACATCACATTCCGCACGACCGGAGGGACGACAACTGAGCAGCCTGTGTTCAATTTTGCGGTCATCAAAGGCGTGGCTGCATAATGGCCACGAAAAAAGATCCCAGGCTGGAGCGAGCTGGCGTCGAGGGCTTCAACAAGCCCAAGCGCACGCCATCGCATCCGACCAAGAGCCACGTCGTCGTGGCGAAGGCTGGCGATAAGATCAAGACGATCAGGTTCGGCCAGCAGGGAGTCTCTGGATCTCCAAAGCGCGAAGGCGAGAGCAAGGCGTCAAGGGCGCGGCGCGAGTCGTTCAAGGCGAGGCACGCCAAGAACATATCCAAGGGCAAGATGAGCGCTGCGTACTGGTCCGACCGCGTGAAGTGGTGAGGCAATGCAGATCCCGATCCTCAGCGGAATCTTCACCGACAACGGCCCAGATCTCCGCACGAGCTACCCCGTGAACATGGTGCCGGTGCCGAAAAACAGCGGCATCAGTTCCGGCTTCCTGCGCCCTGGCGATGGCATCGTGGCAAATGGCAGTGGGCCTGGCGTGGATCGTGGCGGCATCAACTGGAACGGCATCTGTTACCGCGTGATGGGCACCAAGCTGGTGACCGTGGCCAGCAATGGCACCGTAACCGTGCTGGGCGACGTTGGCGGTCCCGTCAACACGCTGGTAACGATGGACTACAGCTTCGATCGCCTGGCCATCGCATCCGGTGGCCGCCTGTATTACTGGAACGGCGCACTGACGCAGGTGACCGACCCAGACCTCGGCGTTGTGCTAGATGTGGTTTGGGTGGACGGCTATTTCATGACCACCGATGGCACTAGCCTAGTGGTGACCGAACTTTCAGATCCGACTCAGGTCAACCCGCTGAAGTACGGCTCGTCCGAAGTGGACCCAGACCCGGTGGTGGCGCTGCTCAAGCTGCGCAACGAGGTCTATGCGCTCAACCGCAACACCATCGAGGTGTTCGACAACGTCGGCGGTGACTTCTTTCCGTTCCAACGCGTCGATGGCGCGCAGATCCAGAAGGGCGTCATCGGCACCTTTGGCTGCTGCGTTTTCATGGAGCAGGTGGCATTCCTTGGCAGCGGCCGCAACGAGCAGCCAGGCATCTACTTGGGCGCAAACGCCACGGCGACCAAGATCAGCACGCAGGAAATCGACGACATTCTGATGAACTACACCGAGGTGCAGCTGGCCACGGTCAAGCTTGAGGCGCGCAACGACAAGGCGCATCAGCACCTCTACGTGCACCTGCCTGACCGAACGCTCGTCTACGACGGTGCTGCTTCTCAGGAACTTCAAGAGTTTGTCTGGTTCACGCTGACCACCACCACGGCCGGATTCGCACAGTACCGTGCGCGCAATCTGGTCTGGGCCTACGACAAGTGGCTGGTCGGAGATCCGCAGTCCAGCAGCATCGGCTATCTGGTCGACAATATCGGCACGCATTGGAATCAGAAGGTGCGCTGGGAATTCGGCACGCTGATCGTCTACAACGAGGGCAATGGCGCGCTCTTCCACGAACTGGAGCTGGTGGCGTTGACCGGGCGCGTGGCTCTTGGCATCGATCCGCAGATCAGCACCAGCTACTCCCTCGACGGGATCTCGTGGAGCCAGGACCGATTCATCCGAGTCGGCACCATCGGCAACACCAAGAAGCGCCTGGCCTGGTTCCAGCAGGGCAACATGCGCAACTGGCGCATCCAGCGCTTTCGTGGGGACAGCGACTCTCACCTCGCCTTTGCGCGCCTTGAGGCGCAGATCGAGGGGCTGGCGTACTAATGGCCATCAATCCACGCATCCCGCCTCTCGGACTCACACGAGATCAGCTTGCCACGTTCCTGAAGGACCACGAGCAGATCAAGCAGTTCGAGAACCTGTTTGCCATTGCGGCCGAGGTGGCACCTGACAGCTTGCAGGCCGCCACGATCCTGGCGGGCAATGCAGACTCTAAGGCTGTTCAGGCGCTCGGCATGATTGCTGCGCTTGCGCAGGAAGCTGCCGTCTCTGACTCTGTCAGCGACGTGAAAGCCACGCAGGCGCTGGACCAGATCTCCATGCTGGCGCAGGAAACGTCTGTCAGCATCGCGTCGGCAGAGAACAAAGCCAACCAGGCATTGGCGATGCTGAGCCAACTGGCAACGGCCGTCGAAGGCCTACAGATGTCGCCACCTCCGCGAGAGTTCAAGCGCGCGCGGTATGGTCAGTTCTACGACACAACAACCCAAATCGCGGCAGCCATCAACACGCCATACGCCATCACGTTCAACACGACTGATGTCAGCAATGGCGTGTTTCTCGGCACTCCATCGTCTCGCGTGACCGTGGACACCGAGGGCATCTACAACTTCTTGTTCAGCATCCAGCTCGACAAGACCAGCGGCGGAACGGGCATCTTCTGGGTCTGGCCACGAATCAATGGCGTCGATGTTCCTGACAGCAACAGCCAAGTGCAGATCCAAGGCAACAATGCCGAGCAGCTCGTAACGGTCGGCTACTTCTTCAAGCTGAAGGCTGGCGACTATGTTGAGATCATGTATGCCGTCAATGACATCAGCGTTCAGGTGGAGGCTTTCCCTGCATCTGCGTTCTACCCATCAATCCCGTCAATCATTTTGACGGTATCCAACAACATCCAAGGAGTCCAGTAAATGACCGTCACCGTCAAAACCCTCGTCCCTCCTAAGCAGATGGAGGCAGTTCAGACCACGCAGTACACGGCCACGGCCGCCAAGGCGCTGATCGACAAGGCCACGGTGACCAACACCGACACCGTGAACCGCACGTTCAGCGTGAACCTAGTGCAGTCTGGTGGCAGCCCTGGCAATTCCAACCTGATCATTGACGACCGCACCGTCGTGCCTGGCGAGACCTACCTGTGTCCTGAGCTGGTGGGACAGGAGCTGGACCCCGGCGCGTTCATCAGCACTATTGCCAGCAACGCCACGGCGCTGACGCTACGCGTCTCCGGCCGCGAGATCACGTAAGGAGATCGACATGGACTACGCAAAGATGCCGAAGGTGATGGTTGCTGGATTCGGTGGGCTGCCGATCGAGGAGCCATTCATTACGCCAGCAGACAACCGAAAGAACACGCAGACGGCCATCGACGACTGGATGCTCGGCCCAGCCAACCCAAGCAACGAGCGTGGAGCGAATAAGCCCTACTGGATGGCGCTGGCCAAGGCCATGCAGGTAGACGAGGCCGAGGCGCGTCGCCGTCGCTGCTCGAACTGCGAGTATTACGACAACTCCGTCATGATGCAGATCAAGATGGACCGCATCCCGTGGAACGAGTGGGACGTGTCTGCTGGTTTCCGCGGCTACTGCAACAAGCTCGACTTCATCTGCCACGATTTGCGCTCCTGCCAGGCTTGGGAAGAGCGCGAATTTGAGGAAGATTGACCGGGAGTAGAATTGTGCGCAAAATGCGTGCGCTGAGCCTATCGAGCCGCCGGCAGCTCATCCGACCAGCAGATGGTTGCGCTCATGAGTAATGTCGACTTGCTCAGGGAAAACTTGCAGCGGGTTTTTGCGCTGCCAGCTCCAGCCGTTGAGTGGCTGACAATGCTGTGGGGCGTCATCCAGGTCTTTGACGATGTCGCGGACGGAGACCCCGTCGATCGTGAAGACTTGAACGCCGCGATCTGGAACACGCTTGTCGGCATGAACCAGAACACGTTTTGGCAGGCCAATTCGCACACTCTGGCGCCGATTCTGGCGTCTGCAATCTTGAAGTGGCAGGCGTCAGATCAGGCTGAGCGCTCCGGCAAGGCCGATGCGCGCTCATTCGTGTGGCGTGCTGGATTTTACGATGTAGTCCTCATCGCGATCGCCGCGTGCCACGGAACTGCGTGCGCGACGAAGGCCTCCGAGCAGGTTATGCGACTCTACGGTGAGTCATTTGAAGATTATCTGAAGGAGTTTGGCCGTGCCTGATCCAGTGACCTCGCTTGTCGTTGGCGGGACTCAGCTCGTCGGAGGTCTTTTGCAGGCCGAGGCTGCGGGAGAAGCCGCCGGAGCGCAAACTGCTGCCGCGATGGCGGGAGTAGCGGAGCAGCGTCGTCAATTCGACAAAGTTCAGAAATTGCTCGCGCCATACGTGCAGGCGGGAACGCCTGCGCTGCGTGGGCAGCAGGAGTTGATCGGACTGCGTGGGCCAGCAGCTCAGCAGCGAGCTATCTCAGCACTTGAGAGTGGCGCCGGCTTCCAGGCGCAGGTAGGAGCCGGGGAAGAGGCCATCCTGCAAAGGGCCGCTGCCACTGGCGGACTGCGTGGCGGCAACGTGCAGGCTGCACTGGCGCAGTTTCGACCGCTCATGCTCCAGCGCGAAATTGAGTCGCAGTACGGGAAGCTCGCTGGCCTGACGTCTCTTGGTCAGCAGTCGGCCGCAGGCGTCGGCACTGCTGGCATGCAGACCGGCGCGCGAGTTGCTAGCCTGCTTGGAGAAGCTGGGGCTGCGGAAGCCGGTGGCGCGCTTGCGCGCGGACAGGCTTTTGCGAACGTGCTCAACCTTCCGGCGCAGTTCCTCGGGCTCCAGTATGGCGCTCGGGTCGGAACTCCAGGCTTCTCCAATATCTTCAGCGACCGACGTCTGAAGCGAAACGTCGTGCAGATCGGCACTCGACCGGATGGCTTGGCTGTCTACGAGTTCGAATACATCTGGGGCGGCGGAAAGAAGATAGGCCTGATGGCGCAGGAAGTGCAGGCGGTCTATCCTGATGCAGTCGGCGAGGCTGGTGGGTATCTCACCGTCGATTACGGCAAGGTGTGAACATGGTTCAGCCATACAGCTATCAGGTCAACGTTCAGAGCCCATTCGAGGCCGCGCTATCTGGCTTCAAGATCGGCGCGACCATCGCAGATGTTGCGGCGCAGCGTGAGGCTCAGGAGCGAGATCTTGCGCGCCAGAAAATGCTGCAAGAGCAGGTTCAGGCACTCATCAAGAATCCGAATCCGAATGTGCGCGACTTCACAAATGTTGCGATGCTGCTGCCAAAGGCTGAGGCCGACAGCATGCGCGCAAATTGGGAGGCGCTGTCGAAGGAGCGCCAAGAGAACGAGCTGCGCTTTGGCGGCCAGGTCATGTCGGCGTTCAGCACCAACCAGCCGCAGATCGGCGTGCAGATGCTGCGCCAGAGGGCTGCCGCTGAGCGAAACGCCGGACGCGAGGCACAGGCCTCCGCCTATGAAACATGGGCGCAGATGGCCGAAATAAATCCCGCAAACGCGCAGAAGACGATCGGCATCATGATGGCCGGCGTCCCCGGCGGAGACAAGGTTCTGACATCGTCAATTGCGGCGCTGAAAGGACCTGCCGATGTCGCAGCAGCAGAAGCTGCTGCGCTGCAAAAGACGTTCGAAGCCAGAAATACACCGCAGAGACTGGCGCTGGAAAATGCTCAGACAGGCGCGCAGATCCGAAATCTGGACAGCACTATTGCGGATCGAGCTAACAGGCTCGTGTTGGATCGAGATAAGCTGAAACTTGATCGAGACGAGTTGCAGTCTAAAGTCGAGATGAAGCTATATGAGCTGAATCAGAAGGCCGGGCAGCTCGATCCAAGCGCCACCAAGCTAGTGAACGAATCAGCTATTGCCGCGGTCGGATCTGAGCAATCTGCTGCACGCATGCTTGATCTCGCAAGCCGGCTTGATCAGCTGGGCGGTGGGTATGGCGCACTCAGTGGTGTCAATGCCTGGATTCGCAACGCCACCGGAAATCAGGATGCCTGGACGCAGGCTCGACAGGAATATGTCAGGTTGCGAAATACGCAGGCCATCAAGGCGCTGCCGCCTGGACCGGCAACAGATCGAGACATTGAGCTTGCCTTGAAGGGGTTCCCATCTGACAACGCAGATGCGGGAACAATTTCTTCTTTCCTTCGCGGCATGGCGAAGCTTTCGCAGTACGAGGCTGTTGCGGAAGGCGCAAAGGCAGAATGGGTCAATTCAGTTGGCTCGCTTGGACGAAGCACGCGCGACATTGAGATCGGCGGCATTCGAGTTCCGCGCAATACGACCTACGTCGATTTCGCGCGACAGTTCATGGAGCGGCGCGCGCAGGATTTGGCGGCAGCGCAGGCCGGTCGTGCGGTGTCTGGCCGAGGCTATATGCGCTGGGCCAATCCTCAGACTGACGTCACCCCGGTTGTGACGCCTCCTGCTGAGCCAATTCCGGCTCCGCAGATTCCATTCCCTGGCGCGCAGTAAAATGGCGACGGAACAGATCCCCAACAGCTACTCGGACCCGTTTTGGTCCAATCTTGCAGTCACTACCGAGCGTAAGCTTGGATTGCCGGATGGTCTTCTGGTCTCTGTGCTCACGCGCGGAGAGCGCTCAAATGCCGATCAGGTGTCTGAGGCTGGAGCTAGGACGCCTTTTCAGATCATTCCATCGACCCGAGCTGCTGTGCTGAAGAAGTATGGGGTCGATGCCTATCTGAATCCACAGGCAGCTGCTCAGGCCGCCGGTCTACTGCTCAAGGAGTCGCTGGATCGCAATCAGGGTAACGTGACTCTGGCTGCTGCCGAGTATCACGGCGGCACTGATCCGCGAAACTGGGGTCCGCGCACGAAAGCCTACGTCGCGCGCGTCACGCAGGGCTTGGGCGAAGCTCCAGCTCAGGCTTCTGCGGAGCAGGCCGGTGCGGAAGCAAGGCCCGCGACGATTGCTGAAGGCGGAACGATCAGCAGCTTCCAACGCGCGCTTGCTAAGAGCGAAGCCGCCGCTGTCCCGCAGGATGCGATCGCGCGCGTCTTCGAGGCTTACAGCAGCGGAAAGATGACTCCAGAGGAGTCGGCTGCGTTCGAGGCCGACGTGCGATCTGGAAACCTCATGCTCCCGCGCGGCGCGGCGCTGCGTGGAGAGCAGCCGCAGGGAGAGCGCGCCACTATTTCAGAGCTTCCGGCTCCGGTCTTGGAGGCCTACCGCGCTGGCCGCATGACGCGCGACGAGATGATGGAGCTTGAGCGCGACGTGGCCAATGGCATGGTGCGCGTGCCTGCCGGTTTCCAGCTCCAGAAGACCGAGCCGATGGGCGTGCTTGGCGCTGCGCGCGAGGCCATCACCGGAGCGGAGCGCGCTACTCCGACCACGCAAGCGCTGCCGGATTGGGCGAGCATGCCGGAGCTGAACACGTTCAGCATGGCGAGCTTCAAAACCGGACTCGGCACGATGATGACCAGTCCCGAGGAGACGGTGCAGGTCATTCGCGCCAATTTCCCTGGCGTGCAGGTTCAGCAGGACGAGAAAGGCAACTTCATCCTGCGGTCGTCCATCGACGGCCAGATGTACGCCATCAAGCCTGGCTTCCAGGTCAGCGACATCCCGCGAGCTGCTGGCGCGATTGCAGCTTTTACGCCTGCCGGTCGTGCCGCCACGATTCCGGGCGCCATTGCCGGTAGCGCTGCGACGCAGGCGGGCATCGAGGCCACACAGGCCGCCACTGGAGGCCGATTCGACGCCGGAGAAGTCGCGCTCGCCGGCGCGCTCGGAGGAGCTGGTCAGGTCGCTACTCGCATCCCGCAGATGGTGCGCGCTGTGCGTGGTGGGGAGATTCCTCCGGCAGCACCTGCGGCGGGCGTTGCTCCTGTAGCGCCGACTCCCGCTCCAGCGGCTCCCGCGGCTCCTGCGGCAGCGGCGACCATGACGGCTCCTGAGCTGGCGCAGACCGCTAGAACTGCGGCAGGTGGTGGCATGGGCGCTGGTAGAGCCACCGAGGTGCTGGCCACCCAGGCTGCGCCAGATCCAAAGGTTCTGGAGGCCGCGCGTCGGCTCGGGATCGAAAGCTACCTACAGCCGGATCACCTGACGTCGAATCAGGCATTCCGGGAGCTGGCGCAGGCCGTGAAGTCGATCCCTGGCAGCCAGACGCGCACGGCTGAGCTGACTGGGCTACAGGCCGTTGGCAAGAGGGCGGACGACCTGATCTCCGAGATCGGCGGCATGACCGACCTTAGCCGCATGAGCCAGAGCGTCCGCACCAACTTGTCGCAGACGATTGCCGGGCTGGAGCGGAAAGCCAATGCGGCATACAACGACCTTCGCGAAAACATCCCGGCACAGACGCGCGGACCAGCTCAGAACGTTCTGGCGTTCATTGAACAGCGCGCAGCTGATTTGGATGGAGCGCGGAATCTTTCGGCAATTGAAAAATCCGTTCTGAGCAGGCTGTCTCCGAAAGAGATCAAGGATGCCGCTGGGAACGTGACCGGTCTGCGCCAGCCCACCTATGCCCTAATCGACGATGTTCGGCGCGACATCGGATCTGCGGCGCGGCAGCAGGGCGCATTCAAGGACGCCGATACCGGCCTGGCCAAGCGCCTGTATGCGCTGATCGACGACGATCAGTTCAAGCTTGCGCAGACTGCCAATCAGGGTGAGCAGTTCCGACTCGCTAAGAGCCTGGTTGCGATGCGCAAGGGAATCGAGGACGACATGATCTCGCTGTTCGGGCGAGAGCTGGACCAGAGCCTGGTCACCAAGCTGTCCACTGCCACCACGGCGCTTTCCAAGGGAGATGCCGACAAGCTTGTCAATTTGCTTCAGGCCATCCCGAAAGAGATGCGGCAGATGGTGACAGCCTCATCTCTGAACACGGCCTTCGGCAAGGCCACCCAGAACGGGACGCTGAACTTCAACACCTACGCCAACTGGTACGAGGGTCTGCTACAGAACAAGCAGGCCTATGCGGCGCTGATGAACAACCTTCCGCCGCCAGCGAGAAAGGCGCTGTCGGACCTGTACCGTGTCTCGAACAACATTCGAAAGGCCACCCGCGAGCGCATCACCACCGGACGCATCCAGGCCGTCCAGCAGGAGCTCCAGGGGGCCGACTCGCTACTCTACAACGTCTTCAACGTGGCCAAGCGCGCTGCGGTTGGTGTGCCGATAGAGGCGGCCACAACGGCTGTTGGCCTACCCGGCGCAGGAATAGCTTCTGGACTGACTGCCGCTCTGACTAAGGGCGCCAGGCCCGATGCTCTGAAGGCGGCCGACGAGCTGATCGTGTCTCCTGCATTCCAGCGCCTGGCCATCGAAAGCGCGTCAGGAGCTGGTCCGAGTCAATCCGCACTTCGCGCGGTCGCGCTTTCTGACGCTTTCAAGAGATTTGCCGACGCGGCCAAGATGCAAAAGTCCGTTGATGCGCGCGTGCAGTGGTTGCTGTCAGCTACCCAGGCCGGGCGTCAATTCCAACCGGAGAGCAAGTAATGTCCGCACTAAGCATCCAGCCTTCCTACCCGATCTTCACCGAGGCTGACGGTCAGCCGTTGGAAGATGGCTACATCTGGATTGGAACAGTTAACCTTGACCCGCAAGGAAACCCGATCAACGTCTACTGGGACGCTGCGCTGACCCAGCTGGCTGGCCAGCCAATCCGCACTCAGGGCGGCTATCCTGTTAACAGCGGCACGCCTGCCCGCCTGTACGTCAACAGTGACTACAGCATTCGGGTCATGAATAAAAATGGGAGCGTGATTTATAGCGCACCGGCTGCGACGGAGCGCTACAGTGGGGCAGTGATCAGTGGCGTGAATGCTGAGAACGTAGTTTATGACCCACCGTTCTTCGGTGCTTTACAGACCAACGCCGAGGCCAAACTGGCACAGACCATCAGCGCCAAAGACTTCGGCGCAGTTGGGGATGGTGTGACGGACGACACTGCTGCCTTTCAAGCAGCCGCCAACATTGGCGGTGAGATCGTTGTTCCTGTTGGTACATACAAGATCGTCGGTGAAGTCATTTTTGGAAGCAACACCACCCTTGCTGTAGATAATGGTGCTGTGTTCACGATGGATTGCTCCGGCGAGAACGGGCGAGGATTTTATTTCCAAGAAGCTGTGAACAGCGGCATTCGAGGTGATTTTATCATCAACGCGTCTGCCACATCGCTAGGATCTGATGGGTCGAAGAACAGTGCCATTCAGTTCGGGTGTGACGCTGGCGATGCTAACCCGTCCATCACGCAGTTTTGTTTCGTGTCCGGTAGCGTTCAAATCAACATTGGTGGCGTGAACAACATCAAGGGCGTGTATTTGGCTGGATGGGTTGAGGACACCATCATCGAAAATGTTTCAGTCACTGGCACGACGAACTACGCAATTACTGCTCACTGGACCAAAGACACCCTAAGTGGCCTACCAGCGAAAACGTGGCACGCCCACAACATCACACTGAGAAATTGCATGGTCCACCAAGCTCCTGGTTATAGCAAGCCGTTGCGCGGTTTTACTTTCTCTGCGTCAGGTCGCGTTGTTGTCGACAATTGTTACGCCGACACCACGACGCTTGCGTACAACCCGTTCGTTGGAGACTACGGGTACACTTACGCGCAGAACATCACCCAAACGCAGGCCTATGATTTTACGTTCCGCGATTGTTACATGACCGGCAACGGCGGTTTCAGTGCTGATTGCGTTAGCGGTGGTGTCGATGGGTCACCTGTGTGGAATGGGTTCGACTACAACGCGTCTGTGCTTGTTAACGGATTCGAAGTAGACGGCAACGACCATACCAACGGGCTTTCGATCGCACTGACCGGCGTAAAGCTCGGCGTGTTTGACGCAGTTAATCTTTACTCAGATAATGTGACCCAAACCCGTGAGTTCTTTTATCCGCAGCTTTGTACGCAGATCAAAGTAACGAACAGCGTGTTCAAACACCACCGCTACATGCGACTGCGTACCACGGACTATTGCTTGGTGGATGGGTGCGACATCAGTAAACCGGCACCAACGCCGGATGCCACATCCTACGCAATCACGATTGAAGGTGTGAAGTTCGCTGATGTTACGAACAACACCATCAAGGACGGCAGGACCGGCGTTTACTCAGTGGACAACTTCGACAAAGCCATCCGTGTTGTTGGCAATACGTTTGAGCAGATCGGACTTGCGTGTCTTGACATCAATTATTCATCGCAGTTGATCGTCAGCAACAACACGTTCAAAAATGTCGGTACGACCACGACCACTGCGAATATTTATCTGGTGTTGATCGACGTTGGGGTAACAGGTGCCGTATTCGCGGGTAACATATTTTCTACAAACGAGGCCCGGTATTTGATTTATACCGGTGCTGATACTGCTAACGTAGTCATCACCGGGAATGCTTTTCTGGATTTGGACACAGCAAAGACTAATCCAGCTGCTGTGTACTTAAACGCTTTGGCTACAAACGTAAAGCTGGATGCGAACAATAACGTTGTCGGTCCTGGAATTGCTCTGAGCTACACGTAAGGAATTGAAATGGACAACTGCGAAATCATCAAGATCGAGGACGGCAAGCTGATTTGCGTTTGCATGATCACCGGAACCATTTTTGAGGTAGCGCTAAATGGCTAACAGATACTGGGTCGGTGGTACCGGCACATGGGATGCGGTGAACGTCCTGAATTGGTCGCTGACCAGTGGAGGCGTTGGCGGCGCACCAGTGCCGACAGCGGCTGATATAGCTATTTTTAACGCTAGCTCAGGCGTTGGCACTGTGACGCTTGCTGCTGACGCGACAGTGTTCAGCATGACATTCAGTGGTTCATCCATCACAACATTTGACTGGAACAATCACAAAATCAATTTGGCCGGCAATGCTGCCACGCTGTATGTTGGCAATGCGGCAGTGGCAATGTTGAACAACCCAACTATCAACGCGACATACAGCGGTTCTACTGGGACGCGCACGATTACGGGCGGTGTGGGTATTGCAGAGTCGAATGCTGTCAATGTAAATATCACTGCCGGTACAGACACGGTGGCGCTCGGAACTGGAAACAATACGTACAAGAACGTGAACTTTACTGGGTTCAGCGGTACGCTTGCCGCAGGAAATCGAAGGTTGTATGGTGGGATCATTTATTCTGCTGCGATGACAGTTGCTGCCAGTTCAGGCGGCTTGATATTTGCCGCGACTTCTGGAACTCACACGATAACTGCGGCGAACCAAGAAGTTGATGGTTTAATGACGTTCAGCGGCGGAGCATCGTTTGAGTTTACAAATGCAGTTCGATTAACAGCCGCAAGAACACTGACTGTCAGCGCAGGCAGTGTGAAATTTAGAGATGGGGCCACCAGCTCGGCTGGCGCGTTCATGTTCACAGGCACATCGTCGAGTCAGATCATTATAGGTTCTACGACTCCAGGGGCGCAATTCACACTTTCTGACCCAAGCGGCACAAACACCGCTGCGTACACAACAATCTCGGATAGCATAGCTACTGGTGGTGCAACGTGGAATGCGTTTACCACAAATGGAAACATCGACGCTGGAAATAATCTTGGGTGGGATTTTTCGACGCAGATCGGAAAGTACATCTACACTGTTCGCAAGAACAAACGCATCCTTCCTTGAGGAGTGATCCATGGCTACGAACTCTCAGATCGCATTCAACCCGCAGGGCAAGACCGTCGTCGTCGCTGCGGCGGCAGTAGCTCCGGCTGGTGTGCAGGCACCGGTCGATGAGCGGTTTTCAGCCCGCGTTTCCGGTCAGATGAGAATCGTCAACAGCAGCCTGAATCTTGTCCATCTTGGATTCGGATTCAGTGCCACTGAGGCAACTGCGAACGCGGTCGCCGCTGTTGCTGGCACTCCAGCGGACGGGATACCGCTCCTGCCGGGCGCCATCGAAATCATGCGCTTTCCGGCAGGTTCGTGGTTCTCTGGCGTTGCTGCTGCGGCGTCCACTGTCTACCTGACTCCAGGCGAAGGCCTCTAATTGTCGGTGATGCAAAAATGAACGAGCACGCAAAGAACGCCATCGACGCTGCTTCGTTTGGCACTGCTGTCGCGACCGTGGCTGGCTGGCTTCCTTCTGTTGCCGCGATCTTCACGATCGTCTGGACGGGCGTCCGCATCTACGAGACCAAGACGATCCAGCATCTCGTCGCGCGGCTTCGGAAGTCTGCTGGATGAGCGATGGAAGCCCTAGAGGCCGTCCTTAAGCTATGGCCGCTTGCCATCGGTTTTATCACGCTAGTGATCGTGCTGGCTAAGCTCGACCAGCGTGTCCTGGTCATCGAGGAGAAGGTCAAGACGCTGTTCGACCTCTGGAACAAGAAGGGATGACCATGGACCTGCTCAAGATCGTCGGTGCAGTAGCGCCGACCCTTGCGACCGCCATCGGCGGCCCGCTTGGCGGCATGGCAATGAAGGTCGTCGCCGATGTGCTCGGGCTCCCAGCGGACAGCAGCGAGAAGGACGTGTCGAAGGCGATGGCGGCGGCGACGCCAGACCAGCTCCTGGCGCTCAAGCAGGCGGACCAGGACTTCGCCGTCAGGATGCGCGAACTCGACATCGACCTTGAGAAGATCGCCGCGTCCGACCGCGACAGCGCCAGGCGGCGCGAGGCTCAGGTCCGCGACTGGATGCCGCGCGTGCTGGCGTTCGTCGTCGTGGCTGGGTTCATGGCAACGGTGTTTCTCGTCCTGCTCGGCTATGTCGACGGGATGAAAGATCCGCTTATGGCGACGACGGTCGGAACCCTGATCGGGTTCGTCTCGGCCAAGTGCGAACAGGTCGTGGCCTACTACTTCGGCTCCAGCAGCTCGTCGCAGCAGAAGACGCAGCTTCTGGCCGGAGGGCAGAAATGAGCGAAGCAACCTGGCCGACGGCGCTCGCGGCCGTGCTTCGGCACGAGGGGCTGTGGTCGGATCATCCGGCAGACCCCGGCGGCGCGACCATGAGGGGCATCACGCTCGCAACTTTCCGCGAGGCGCGCGGCGCCGATCGCACGAAAGAGGATCTCCGCGCCATCAGCGACGCCGATGTCTCCGATATCTACCGCAAACGGTACTGGAACGCGGTACGCGGCGACCAGCTGCCGGCGGGCGTCGACCTATGCGTGTTTGATCTGGCCGTGAACAGCGGCCCCGGTCGCGCGGTTCGCTTGCTGCAGAAGGCGCTGGGCGTCAACGCCGATGGATCGATCGGACCCAAGACGCTTGCGGCCACCCATGATGCCGATGCCCTGACGGTGATCGGCGAGGTCTGCGACTTGCGGCTGGCGTTCCTTCGATCCCTGCCAACCTGGCCGACCTTCGGCAAGGGCTGGTGGGCGCGCGTCGAGAACGTCAGGAAGGAAGCGTCCTCGCTCGCGCGTCATCCGCAGCAGGAATAGCTGTACTGGATCGCCTCCAAAACCGCACAAGCCCACATCGCGACGTAGCTCGCGACCGCGACGCAGGCGGCGAGGTGGCGGGTCATTTTCTCCTCCCTCGGTATGGGTTGTCTGATCGGAAACCCGCTCTCAGCCATCCCCTAAGGTATCCCTCGTCCCAAGCCTCGGCCATGCGCTTGCGGACGAGGCGGTCGATGCGAGCGGCAAGACGGATTTCGTCGTATCCGCAATTGAAAACCCACGTTGATATGCGCTCGCCATCGGTCTTTCGTCGGCGGGTCATGGCTTGCCCTCCAGCGCATCCGCATAAAATCGAACCATCTCAAGCAGCTTCTCGTTCTCCTCGCGCAGCCGCTCGATCTCCGCGCGCAGCAGATCCCCGCCCTCACACGCGGCTTGATGCGCCTGATGTAGCCGCTCGATCTCCGTGCGTTGCCGGTCAATCTCGGCCAGCAGCATTTCCCGATCATCGTGGATTTGGCTCGGAAGCTCGTGGATGCGCCATGTAACGGCTTTGTGCCGCGCGCGGATCTGCTCGATCTTATCGCTCATGTCTTGCCCTCCAGCGCACGAGCCCTTCCGGTGTGAGTTCGCAGAACGGATCATCCGTGTAATCGGTTCTGGCAATATCCCTCAGAACCTCGCGCAACCGATCGTTCTCCGCGCGTTGCCGTTCGATCTCTTCCTGCTTGCGTCGAGTTATGGTGTCGATGCCATCAACCAACTGTTTGTTGGTCGCGCGCAGCCGCTCGATCTCCGCGCGTTGCCGCTCGATCTCAATCACCGCATCAACAGCGATGGAGAGATCGTCGTGTCGCGCGGCAGCTAATGCGCGCAGAGATGTGATTAAGTCGTCGCTCATCTCCCATCCTCCATTTCCACGACCGCCAGCCCGGCTGCCTTGATTGCGTCCAGCGTCGCCTCGACGCCGGCGAGAACCTCGTCGCGTGCGTTCTGCGACAGGCCATCCCAGTCGGCGATGCCGGTCATGATCCGACGGCCATCGAGCACAAGCCCGGCATTCCACCGCTCGCGCGCGATGCGCTCGGCCAGGGCGCGGTGGTTGGTCATGCTGCGGCTCTCCACGCATGCTCGGTCCATTGGTCGGCCATCGCCGCGGCGATGCCGGGATAGAAGCGGCTGCGCTCTTTCCAGCGCGTCGGGCTCGGCGGCATACGGTGAACCCGCTGCTCGCGGCCAGCGACGACGTTCGTCGGCCGCAGCGGCGGAAGGTTCTTCAGCCAGAGGCAGGTGCGCTTGCACTCGCCATGACCGAACTGCCACGGCTGGATGCTCTGCGCCGGCTCCGCGTAGTTCTCGATCAGCGCCTTCGCATGCCGGTGCATCACCGGGTTCTCGACCGCGATGCGCGGGATCGGCGCGTTCCAGAACGCGCTGAACAGCGCCGCGCCTTCGCGCAGCTCCTGCTCCATCTGCGCCGCGCTCCTGCCCGGCGGCGGCGTCGAGAGCCATCGGACGCCGCTGTTGCACAGCCGGGTGCATGGCGGGTGAGCGACCATGAGGAGATCCCAGCCGTCGTGGAGCAGCTCGCGCGCGTCGCCGCGGATGTGGCGGTTCGACCCGTCCTCCGCCGGCAGCAGATCGCACGACCACGCATCGCAGCCGCGCGCGAGGAACGCACGGCGCACGACGCCGGAATACTCGCAGGCCACGAGGACGCGGAGCGGGGTCATCGCAACCCCGCCAGCACGATCACGACACCGCCGGTCATCGCGCCGATGATGCTGGCGACGATGAGGTAGACCGCCGGGCCTTTCGCCCAGCGGTCCTCCTCTACCCACCCGAACGCCTCGCCAGCGGCGCGGATGTGCGGGTTTTCGTCAGTCATGGCCTTCTGTCCCCAAAGCCGGAAAAGCCGATGTCACCTCGGGACCGCGCGCGTAGTTCAGATAAACCCGCATCCTGCTTGCCCCTGAGTCGTCAAGCATCACTTGATAGCTTGTGATGCCGCCCAGCTTGGTTCGCTTCTGTGTGGCATGCGGGACTGGGTAGACGAAATCCACCTCCAGATCCTCGCCATGCACATCCAAAAGCCTGTCGCAGATCCTGCGGAGTTCTCCTAGCTTCATCCCGCCACCTCGGCCACCCGGCGGCGGCTCTCCTCCATGATGCGCTCATGCGCCTCGGGCGACGCCGCGCTGATGTCGTCCAGGTTGCCGCGCTGCGCGAGCAGCACGCGGTCGATGTCCTTGGCCGTCTGGGCCTTGCGGATCGCCGTGACGATGGCGCGGGCGCGCTCGGCCAGCTCCTGCGGGAGTGCGCCGGTCGGGGCGGCTTCCTGGGCCGCTGCGGGGGGGACGGGGTCCGCATCCGACACGGCCGGCGCGTTGCTGTCGGCCTCTTGTTCCACGTTGTCGAGGAGGGCGTCCATCGCCTGCGTGACCGCGGCGAGCGGCGACGAGGCGTGGGGCGGGGTGATGTCGATCGCGCCGGAAGGTCCGCGCGCCTGCGTGTAGTCGATCTCGTCCGCGACCGGCAGGCCCATCATCACCTCGGGAGCGAACAGGCGGATCAGCATCGTCGCGCTGCGGTAGCGCAGCATCTGGTCAGGCATCGTCCGGTACTTGGGGTTCTTCGTCCAGCCCTCGGCCTCGGCCATCGCCATTGACGCCGTCGCCTCGACCGGCTCGCCGCTGTCGGCCAGGGTCGCAAACGCCGTCACGCGCAAGTTCTTGCCCTCGCCCTCGACGCGCCAGTTGATGCGGCGCGCGAAGACACCCGAGCGGTTCGCCTTCGCGATCATGTACGTCGCGGACCAGCCCGCGCGGCCGCTGACGAAGTAGATGTTCTGGAGCACGACCAGCGGCTCTTCGCGCGTGCGCTTGGCGATCGCGTAGGCGATGAGGCAGTCGGCCATTTTGCCGCGCAGGTGTGGCGGGACGAGCTCGCTCGCGGCGAACATCTTGGCGACGCGCTGCGAGTGCTCGAAGTGGGCCGGCGCGAGCGGGTCGTAGTCCGTCGTGACTGCCGCGGGCAGGTTCACGATGTTGGTGGCGATGTCGGTCGTCATGCTGCGTATCCCCTCTGGATAGACGTTGCGATCTCGCTGGCCGCCCACTGCGGGAGGCCGATTTCGAGAACACCGACGGTGTAGCCCGGCCAGTCGTTGTCCGCAACAGATTTCGCGAAGCGGCGCAGGATCTGGCGCAGCTGCTGGTCGGCGGCGCTGGCGGCCTCGGCGGACAGCGCGGCGACGTAGCCGAGGTGCGGCGCCTGCGAACCGACCACCATGAAGGCGTGGCCAGGACGCTGGATGCCGAGCAGCCCGGCGACGAGGCGGAACATCGCGTCGCCCAGGTCGTACCGCAGGTTCGCTGCGGTCTTGCGCCACGAGGACGGCGCGGGGTTCGCGGTGGTCTTCAAATTGACCGCCAGCCCGGCCTTGCCGATCCAGAGGTCCGGCCTGCACAAAAGCGTCAGGCCGGTTTCGGGATCGCGCGCGATCATCGTGACCTCGGCGCGGCCGCCAGCCTCAAGAAGGCGGCGCGCGTCGGGCTGGGCCATGAGCGCATCGCGCATGTCCATAATCCGCATGTGATCGGAAAACCGGATCAAATTCCGATCGCCGACCTCGTCGCGCCAGGCCTTGCCGACCTTGGTGCGGAGGTCGATCTCCTCTGGTTGCACGACGTAGCGCGCGTGGAACGCGTCGGCGCCCTCCAGAATGTACGCATGGGCCGCGCTGCCAAACGCCATTGCTGGCGTCGGCTCGCTGTGCAGCCGGTCGGGGTTGCCGCGCCAGAACGCGAAGGCATGGGCCGCGCACTCGGTCTCGTAGTTGACGAGGTCGCTGCCGGAGACCGCCGGAGCCGGGATGCCGGTGCCGGACAGGTAGGCGTCGAACGAAACGTCGTGGTGGATGCCTTCACCGAGCATTGTCGATCTCCCTCTTCATCTGGCGATGGACCCAGCCGCGCAGGGCGGCCAGGCGGGACTGCTTCTTGCCGCGCGGGGCGTGGGCCGCGCGCTTGACCATGCTGCGGTAAACGCGCAGCAGCTTGCGGCGTTCGGTGGTCATCGCCGGCCCTCCAGCGCAGAGAACGCTTTCTGCTCGGCCCGATCCCAGCCGACCCCGGCGAGATCACCGTGGGTTTCGCGGATGTACCTCCATCCGTTCAGCATGTCCGTCAGCGCCTCGCGCAGCTGTCTCACGGTCTGGCGCTCAGCGTCGAGCGCATGCTCAAGCTGTCGGACGCGCATGGCGATGTAGTGCTCCTCCAGTTGCGCGCGCAGCCCTTCGATCTCCACGCGCAGCTTTTCGATCTCGGCCCGATGTTCCTCGCGCTCTCGGTGGATGTGGGCATCATGTGCGATCGCATATGCAACGAGCGGTATATGCCCGCGAGGCCCGGCCTCCAGCAGCGCGCGGATCTCTTCGATTAAGGTGGTCATCGCTTGCCCTCCAAGGCGGCGAGCTGGTGCTCCAGCGCGGCGATGCGCTGGTGAGCCAGCAGGTAGTCGAGCGTGTGCGGATCGAGGTCGCGGGCCAGCTCGACGCGGAGCTGGATGCGCGCGCGCAGGGTGCCCGGCGTGTCGGGCAGGGCGCGGACGGTGGGCAGGGGGCGGGTCATGCCAGCACCATGATCAGCGCGAGGATGATGCCCATGAGGGTGGGGGCGAGGAGGTCGCGCATCACTCGGCGTCCATCTGGTTGCGGATCTCGCGCTCGGTCATGTACGCGAACTCGTCCGCGATCAACTCGCCGGCCTCCATCGCGGTCTTGCAGTCGGCCTCCCACTGGATCTCGCTGTCGTCGCTGTCGTCGCAGCCGATGCGGACGTGCTGCTGGGCGAGAACGTCGCGCAGGCGCTCCATCGCCACCTGCACCTCGTGCGCCGCGCGCAGCTTGGCGCTGCGAATGATGTCCAGCGCGTCCTCGCACTCGTCGAGGAACCCGACGCTGCGGATGTGCGTCTCGCCGCGATCGGTGGTGTCCTTCATGCTCATCATCGACATAGTCTGTCTCCCCGGTTGCGTCGCCACAGCGGCGACACCGACAACATACACCAGCGGTGCAGCCCGTCAACAGGTTCGTGCAAATAGTCCGCTTGACGACTACACGCCGGGTGTAGTAGCCGTGGCGACATGACCCTGATCGACTTCCTCGCCGCCCTCGGCGGCACGCAGCAGGCGGCTCGCGCATTCGCGACGACGCCACAGGCAATCTCCAATTGGAAGCGTCGTCAACGGCTGCCCGCCGCGCGCCAGCTCCAGGCGCTTCAGATCGCGCGCAAGAAGCGTTTGCGGTTCGATCCGGCGGCGGCCACGCAGCCCGAGGCGAGGCGATGAACCGGGTGACCGCGATCGAGCTGGTTACCAACGCGTTGCGCGCTGCCGGTGGCCGGGCCACTACTTCGGATCTATGCGCGGCGCTTCCTCAAATGGACCGCGCGGCGATCCTCGGCTCGCTGGCGCATCTCAAGCGGCGACGCATCGTGGACAGCAACTTCGTCCCGACCCGCCCGCCGGAAACCGGCTGGACATACTGGTTTGCGTCGATGAAGCCGGTACGCGGCTCGCGCTATCGGGCGGCGGTTTCGGCTGGCTTCACCCGAGTGATCTGCGAGTGGATGGACGCTCAGGGCGGCGAAGCCAGCATCGAGGCGTGGCGCGAATGGGCCTCGACTATCTCCAATCGCATCCGGCTCAACAGCGCGATCCATTCGCTTCGCAAGCGCGGCTTGGCCGATTGGGGAGACGCCCGCGTCGCGTTGACGCCGGCAGGCCACAAAGCACTCGCGCTCGGCCGCAAGGTCGCGCCATACCCGCCGCGCGTCGAGGATTTCGAAGATGTTGACGCCACGCCGACGCCATCTTCGACCGATCCCGAGCTGAGCGTTGCGCGCGCAGAGCGCCTCTGGCCGCGGCTCATGGGTGGCAAGCGGTTCGAGGACATCCCGGCGCATCTGATCCGGCCGCAGCAGCTCCTGCGATGGACGCCGCCAATCTCGATGCGCAGCATGACGGGCTCCAGCGGCGCTATGCTGGCGGAGAGCCGCAGCTCGATCGGAACGACGCCATGAAGCGCAAATGGCAGGGCCTCATTTTCGGTGAGCCAGTCTCAAAAGCCAATTCGCGTCGGGTGGTCCGCATCGGCGGCAGGGTGCGGGTGATCAAGTCCGCTAAGGCGCTGGCCTATGTCGAGGCCGTCGCGCGTCAGGTGCCCGAGCTGCCGGAGGATCAGCAGCTCAAGGCGCCGATCCGCATGACCGCTCACATCCACTACGCCAGCAACAGGCCGGATCTCGATCCGAGCCTGCTGCTGGATGCGTTGCAGGGCCGCATCTACCGCAACGACCGCGCGGTGCGTGAAATGCATCTGTACCACCACCTCGATCGCAAGCATCCGCGCGCCGAGGTCTATCTGGAGGAGATCGACGAATGACTGGCATCAACGACGACCTGACGAGCTACGCCGACCGCCTGACCCGCCTGCTCGACGCCGCCGACGAGGCGAAGGCTGATCTCAAGGAGCTGCGCGTCGAGATCAAGTCCGCAGGCTACGACCCCGCCGCGCTGGTGCGGGTGGTGCAGCTGCGCCGCGACGAGCGCAAGCGGGCGAAGGAGCAGGAGCGGTTGCA